GCTACTGCAGCACCATCCGCAACTGCGGTGGCAAAACAGTCTTCGTCGACGACAACACCAGCGCTGGTATATGCACCCACGTTGTAGGTACAGGATCCACCCAGGCCATCCGCTCCCATACGCAAGCTTAAGATTGTTGCGTTAGTTGGGATTGGTGCGAGCATAACAATATCATTGTCAGTGCTATCACCCGCAAGAAGCGCAACATTACCTTGAGCAATACGGACTACACCGCCGAGCTCTGCAGCTAAGTTAGCAACTTGTGGAGCTGCCTCAAAATTAGCAACTAAGTCTGTGTTTCTAGTAGTCATTTAAAAGCCCTCCTTATGCTGATTCATCGCAATCGATAGACACGACTTTCGCCTCTTCCATGCGAGTAGCGCCGAAGCTGGCGCAGTAAAAAACTTGCGTGGAATAGCTCTTGTCAGCGCGTCTTTCGATTTCGCTGGTTACGTCTTTACCCACAGCCAGCTTGATACCGTCTTCGGCAAAAGCAAAACATTTGCGGATATTTCCTGCTTTCGACAAGCGTGTGGACGTATGGAATTTGAACCCCATAAACGTGTCGATCTCACCCTGGACCAATGCCTTTACGGTATTGAAGTCCGAGCTAGTGACAGAGGTAGTGCCAAGCAATGCCTCGATCTGATCTGGTCCCACAACAATGTGCCGAGGAATTGACGGATCAACGGATCCATCGTCCAGTTTCTTCTTTGCCGTGATGAGTTTGGCAACAGTCATATCTGCCGAGCCATTGGCAATTGTTTGGGTTAGCGCGGTGGCAGTACCACCAGTTTTCCCTGTGAGGGCTGACCCCGTTGCAGCGGCGATAATTGAATCGTCCATTGCGCGCCCCATCGCTGCTGCTGCAGCTCTGGCGTATGTGCTGGTTGGATCAATTAACATTTGGACCTTATCGGCCTCGTCAATTAAATCTGCCCATTCATAGGTTTCTAATGTCACCATTCTACGGTCATGGGGTGTTTCAACCAAAGGTGTATCTTGGTGGCGTGATGTTCTCTTTACAGCTGCACTAGAGCCCACATTATCGAAGAAGGCTTTCTCGCCAGTCACTGATTCCTCATCACATGCGGCCCGTAAGATGGACCCCATTTGTTGAGATAGTAACTGTACGTTGGTGCTAAACTGTTGTGAGAACGCTGTAGTGATTTGAGTGCTCATTTCGAGACCCTTTCATTAGCGTTACAATGAAAGCGCTCCCCGACATCTGTCGGACGTGTAGTTCTGATTTTAGGTGTGTTGTGGGGGCTTAAAGCTTGTCCCGATTATTTGCCTGCTTTTGACTGTGCCAGGGCCGTAGCTTGTCCGGCGGCGTCAATTGCCTGCGAATTAGTTTATTTCTTCGCCAGTTTTCATGTGCATAAGCCTGGTTACCTCGGCTTTTGCTGCCTCATGCCCTGGGTGTCGTCTTTCCCAATATGGTCCTTCTCCTGGTTTTCCAATGACTTCGCCAATTCTTGCTTCGATGTCATTTGGCGTCATTGCGCCAGAAGATTTCATGCCCTCGAGGGTGTCCTCACCAATCTTGCCTGAGATAAACTGCGAGACATTAACCATCATTCGTACCATTTCTGGGTGATCGCCCAGCGCGGAACCATCCGCGAGCTGCACATCAGCCAGGTCTGCCTGGCCGAACTCCTGCAGAACGGCGCTTGCGTTAGAGATCCGGTCATCAAAAGCAGGACCATACTCGCGCTTGAGCTCCATAGTGGCGTTTTCGCGGATCTGATCGACCTGACCGGAATCAACCTCAACCTGACCGCCCATTTGTTCGTTATACCAGTTCAGCAATCCTTGCGCTTGGCCTGGTCTAAGACCTACTTCGTGCGCTGCAGCTCGAAAACCGTCCAGCATTTCGGGCATGTCGGTCATACCTTCTGCTATATTGTTCTCTAGCTCGTACCCTTCGGGCGTTTCCGGCCTGCCAAGGCGCGCATCTACAGCCTTCCAATCTTCATCGGTGGCGTACTTGCCTGGGATTGGTACTTTATCCGCTCCAATCATCGACTGAGCGTTTACAAAGCTTTTCGCCAGCGCGCCCACATCGTTGATTGTATCTAATGATTTGTGTCCCCGTATATCTTCGGGAATGCTCGAGCGCCAATCATCGCTGACGGCTACAGACGGGGCTACCTCCTGAGAGACCTCCGCTACCTGTTCTTCACTCATATGCTTGTGTATCCTTTATTTGTGGCTGTTCGCGCAGCATGGATTTGATAAATAGCAATACCGTGCGCTGCCCCTCTCGGTATGCTGTCTCTGTGGAACTTGTGGAGAATGTGCTTTGGTGTTCGCTGAACCTGGCACCTAAATCCTCTAAGACCTTTTCTGCGTCACTGGTGCCAAATACGACCTTGTACAGATCTCTTAATTGTTCTGGCGTCACTGTTGCGGTACTCCCCCGCCCTGTAGGGCTTTAAGCATGGGCGCGGCTTCACCAGCGGCCTGTGCGGTTTGCATAATCTCTTGCTGTTCAGCTTGTTCTGCTGCCGCCTGTGCCTTTTCTTCGCGCATCATGGCAACCTCACGATCACTGCGCACTGCTGTGGCTGGCACTCCCAGGATCTTGATCAGATGTTTACTGATACCGTCAGCATCAATGTAATCCATGATCTCTGGGTTTAATTCGCTCAGCGGTGCCATGAGCTCCAATAGGCGCGTCATATCTTGAATATCGCCCTGGCGCTGGGCCTTGGCTAATGGAGAGACATATTCGATCTCCAGGCTTTGGCCCTTCATAAACTCGGGCGCAGGCCGGAATGCTTTTTGCCGCTCAAGAATACTATAACTTCTGCTAATCAATGGTTGCAGCAGTTCCGCCTGGAGACGACCTAAAACCGGCCCGAGCAGGCGCATCTTCTCTTCAGATCGCTGAATCACCTCTGTCGCAGTCATTTGGGGGCCAGTACCCATGATAAGCTGATCAACATAGAAGGCAGACCGAATGGCCGTTCGTCGCTGTTCTTCCATATTAAGGCCGAGAGGATTATTCGCGCCGATGTTGAGCGGCTCAATGCGATCCCTGGTGCCTGATCGATAGAAATTCAGCCCTCCAGGAATAGTGCGCACAGGCAAAAGGAATCCGTCATCTGGCACAAGTAAAGGAGGATCCACTTGTTTTTGCGCAGCTCGGATCGTCACCTCAGACATGCGGTTGAGCATCTTAATATCTGCGAGGGCGGTCATTGAGGGCGATCTGCCATAGCCAATCTCAAACGAGCTCTTTAAAAACCTCGGGCATGTATATGGATTTTCGTCAAAGCCACCTTCTGACAGCACTATTTTCTCTTCGGGCTCAATATAAACAGAGGCATAGGGTTTATTATCGCTCGTAAGCTTGGTTATGTCCCGATCATCGCGCTCATAGACGCAATGAAGCAGGGTTATCATTTCATAAGGATCTTTCTCAGCCTTCTTGAGAATCTTTGAGCTCATTTTTTCTGAGCCAAAGCGCTTCATGGCAGCGCGCACAGGCATTTTAAACTTGCGGAACACTGTATCGACACGGCCCCTGTCGTCTTCCGACAAGTAACATTCTTTTATGTGCCGAGTAGAAAAGCGTAACTGCGTTTCCTCATCTTTCTCAATGAACATAACAGCGGTGCCGAACGTAATTAGGTCGTGATACAGTTCGTGAATCTGTTCTTGAAAATTAGATCTGTTGAACGCCTTGTACATAACGTCTTCAACGGACTGCAGCCATTCCATAGCCTCATCATCGCCGTTTAAATCGTCATCATTATAACGCAGGCTAAACCAGGACGTTGCGGAACTGGTCAACATACCGTGCAGACTTGCAGACATTAGCTCTGCCGCATGAATTGCCGTGCCATCAAAGATCAGTTCAGCTCTTTTATCGCCTGCGGAACGAACTTTTGTTACGTCTGCCTTGCGCGGTACAACAAAATCAGCGATTTCCTGCCAGTGGCTTTCCCATGTGGTGCGCTGTTGCTGCAAAGAATGCAGGCGACTTATGAGAAGATTTGCGAGCGCATCAGCCATTTATTAGGATCCTAGCAATGTTTTCTTGGTGGTGTTCGCTGAACCAAGCACACCCTGCGAGCTGGTGTTAATGCCGCGCTTCTTACGTCTGCGTCTTGCTTGCTCACGCGCATAAATAACCTCGTCGGGCTCAACGTCCGGTCCAGATGGTGCAGCAGATCCAGAAACGGCAGCTGGTGTGACCCCGCCACCCATAAGCTTGAGGATAGGCTTGCCAACTTCCTTGCGTACCTTCTTCACAACAGAAGACGCGCCAGTGGACACAGCCTTACCAATTGGCTCAAGAACTTCGTCCTCGATTTTATTGAGAACCTTCTCTACCGGCTTGCTGACAGGCTTGAGGACTTTTTCCTCGATCTTTTCAAGGATAGGCTCAACAGCTTTGGCAACAGGCTTAAGCACTTCTTTCTCAACCTTCTGCGCCGCTTTTTTCAGTGGCTTGAAGACGGGATCCGTGACCTCTTTTTTAACCTTCTTAAGAATAGGCGTGATCTTCTCGTCAATCGGATCCGTGACTTTCTTCACGATCGTCTCAACGGGCTTAAGAACAGGCTGCACGACTTCCTTTTTGACCTTGCTTAAGACCTTTTCCACCGGCTCAATAAGCGGCTTTAGAGGTTTGACCAGGGGTCGCAGAGGCTTGGTGATTGATTTAACAGCCGATTTAAGCTCTTTTTTAGCTTTTTTGACCGGCCCACCCATTAGTAATTGCCCATACTATTGCCAGACAGCAGGCTTGAATAGGCCACAGGCGCATTGGTCATCACACCTTGGGGTCCGCTCTTGCGGCTTGTCGCTGTGTTTGCCTTCTTCTTAGACTTCAAATTAGCTGCGGTGCTTTCCACAACGGAATTAGGGCGCACAACCGGCTCCGGTACTGCCGGTGGCGGCGGCGGCGGGGGTGGCGGCGTAGGCATTTTTGGCTTTAGAAAACCCATGTTACATACTCATTCCCAAAGGATTATAATTGCTGTCAGCGATCATTTGCGGTGGGCGTCCCTCAAACTGTCGATTTTCTCTAATGCCCACAGCCAGGTATCTAAACGCATCTGCTGCATGTGATGAGAAATCGTGGACAGGCGAGTTGCGAAAGCTTCTAAGCTTCTCGTTATACGCTCGATGATAGTGGCGCAGTGATTCAAGACCTGGCTTGCAGCGCTCAGCATCAAACCAGCAGCGCGGAATAACCATTTTTGCTGCATGAATACCGTCCTCCAGGGCCAATTTCGGAACAACGCGAAAGTTAATGCCAAGATCGTAAGCAGTCTCGCGCCTTGATTTTCCGCTACCCAACTCACGCACCTCAATATCATGCGGGGCATTGTGTGTGCCGTAGAGATACTCTTTCTCCTGCAGCACCCTGGCGTAATGCGGCAAGCCCTCGCCCCTGTTCTCATAGTAATCAATAACGTGAATGGAGCGCCCAACTACCTGTGCAAAGAATATGACCGTACTGTCGTTTATTCCCAGATCCCAAAAGGTATCTACCTTTTGGCTGGGGTCAAACGGAACCAAACCTATGCGGCCTTGCTCCTGGCACTCCTGCAGCTCCTTCGCATAAATAGCACCAGGTACATTCGCGACCCAACTACATTCATATTCCTGCTGAAACTGATCAACGGTCATCATAGACCTCGCGGCCTCTAACTCCTCGTCATCCAACACGCCGGTATCACTCGCCTTGTATAACGCAGTGTGCCAATCGTCCTGCTGCTCAGCAGCGCTGTAGAGATCATAGAACGCATTGTGGCCTCGTGGTGTACCGATAAACAGAGCATAGCCCTTACGGTCGCTTAGAGCGGGTCTAATGACCTCTGGGAACAAGCTCTCAGGCATGTCAGCCATCTCATCAAGCACAACACCATCGCAGTAAATGCCACGCAAACTCGCAGGGTTCTCAGAGCCAAGCAACTGGATCCTCGCGCCATTCGGCAAGTCACACCTCAGCTCAGTCTCGTGAAACCTAACCATCGGTATATTTCCAGCGAAAGACTTCACGTAATCAAAGGCGATCTGCTTGGCCTGGCGATACGTGGGCGCAATGTAAAAGAACCTCGGATTGGGCTTCTCGCAAAGAATGGCGTCACGCAGCAAATGATTAATAGCCATCACCGTCTTGCCCCACCGACGATGACACACAACAACGCCCCACCGCTTAGCAGAGAGCGCCCTGTGTAGCTCGGCTTGGCCACTGCGAGGGCTATACGGTATTTCTATTTTCATGGGATCCCTAGAGAGAGACAGAGAGAGGAGTAGCTTCCGAAGGTTATTATAGTACTAGTCGCGGGCGGGCGCGCCTGGGGGTATGGGGGGGGGGGGCGATCGCCAAAAACCGGCCTCGATCCGGTCCAAACGGGGTGTTTACCCGTCACCAATCCCTGCAATTACAATGCATTAGCCTGCCTGGGTCGCAAGCCGGTCGCACAGTTTCAAGATGCCCGATCTCGCGCGCGAGTAACGACACAGCCACAGATAACTGCAACGATTCCCACTCACTGCTCACCCGTTACTTTACTACCCGTATCACTAGCCTCTGCATTACCCCAGGTCAGTGTGATCTGCCCCGAGCTCTGCTTGCTGTCCTCTGTCTTATCGCGAATGCCCAGCGGTTGGAGCTGCCTGATGTACTTGTCCTTGTGCTCTGCCTCTAAGCGTCTCCTGCCTACCTCTGCCATCGCTGCACCCTTATCAGCGGGGAGCGGAGCGCTTACCAATTCGATGAGCTGATCGCGCATGAGTTCGCACTGCAATGAACGTGCTCTTCGATACTGAACGTAAGCTTCGTCGGTATCCTGGACGTGTCGCAAGATAGTGCGATGATGTGGAAGATCCTTTGTTTCCTTGCATATTGTGATCAAGCTCTTGCCATTGGCCAGCTCGTCGCAAATGTAAGCGAATTGCTTTTTAGTCACTCGAGCCATTTCATTGATCCAATAAAAAATCCCCCCAGCTTTGCAGTGCGAAACCTGACCGGTTGGAGGGAAGTTCAAGACAAAGGGAGAATACAATGGCACACAACATCTGTGCTATTATATCGTTTCTCGTACCACATTCGGTACACTCGCACAAGCCTCTTGATTTAATTTACCATTGCCACTTGACGTTATCCGTCAAGAGTACTATCTATGTGTTGTAGCAGTGATCAAGAGATCCTGTTCGCCTTCCCAAAAATCAAAAAAGGAGACATAGAAATGTCAGCATTTGCGTGTGAACCAAGCCATATTGGTCAGTTAGCCATCAAGTTTGCCGAGAAAGGCATCTATTTCCATGACGGTCGGCCTGACGCTCAGCAGTGGGCTTACGCTTTAGCCTGGGCAAACATCAATTCTTTGATAGAGCGGTACAACGAAAAAGACGCTGAGTTTTTAGTTGGTGAATCGTTCACTGATTACGTTTGCGGATGTGTCCAGGCAAGTCGGTGTTTAGATTATAGCTTGTCAGCTATTCAAGTAATCAAAATGGCCCAGTGCTTTGATTACCAGGCTGATGAGAGCAGCGATTACCGGAACGCCACTGTAATCAGCGACAAGGTTGGTTCGTGCCATGTCAGCATGTTGATCTCTTGCTTGATCAACGATTTGCCTGGCTACGATAACGCTCCCTGGTCGTACACTGGTAAAGGAGCTCCCCAAGCTATTCGGATTGTCTGATCTTTTGTCAGCGGCCTTACGAGGCCGCATTCATAAGACCCAGCAACCACGAAAGGAAACACAATGCAGACAGACTTATTCGACCAGGGCGCTGATAGTATGCCTGGCGCTCGGCAGATAGACCTGGAGCAATTGATAGCTGAAGGCTTGGAAGAAACCATTGAGGAATGCCAGGAGCAAGAAGATTA